CGCCGACCTCGCGCGGGACAACTCGAACACCAATTTTGTTGACCACCTCTGCCCCGTAACTGTACTCGATCTTGCGCATATCGTTGGCTATCGTGGCATCGTTGCTAAAATCTTCAATCGTGTGATGGCGATTGTAAAACACGAATTGACCTGCGCGAGTAACAAAAAACCGTCCGCATTCACTCGCTGCTACTTCGGATATCAGTTCCCAGGTATTGCGCTCCTCGTCCCACAGATCGCCCACATAGGCAAAGGTACTTTTGCCCGTTTCAAACGACATTGACCAGGGCGAACCAAATAGTTTTTGCCCAATTGTGCCGCGATCAAGAATGATGTAGTCATCCTGTACCGCATGGCGACCCACAACCGCATTGATTAATGCCTCAATCACCGCGTCAGCCGTTACCGCCACCTGTAAAGCAATTTGCCCGGTATGCTCCATTAGCTCCCGCTCGATTCCCACACAGCGTAGCACTGCCAGATTGCGCCCCGTTTCATCGGTGTCTGTTTCTATTCCTGCGGCGATACCGGTAAAATGGGTGCGGACTGTCCCGTCATCGGACTGAATCCGCACGCGACACCCAGGCAGATAGGCAATTGACGAACTCTCCGGGCTATACGCGCCTGTATTACGTAGCGTAATTTCTGCCCCAGATAGGCCAGGAACTTTTTCGAACGGCGCTTCCATGCCGAGCCACCAACGCGCTGCGAACACGTCCGCATCAAGCGCTTCATTACTGTCGATAAAGTCGCCATCATGATTGAGATCAAAGCCGACGCTATAGCTTATTGCCACTAGCAAACCCTCCGACGACAAACACTAGCAAGATAGCCCAGAGCAGGCAGCACGCCGCGATTCCCGTTGCTAAAGCGAATGTCATGTCACGAGTACCCAATTATGATAAAAGCTCACACCGTAGTATTTCACACCGTACCAATCAATCCAGCCAAAACTGATGGAAAGCACCCGCAGGGGTTGCGATAGATTGCCGTTCATGGTCATATCGCCCTTAATCGCAGTAAAGTAATTGTCAACATGGGCGAGCGATTGATAGATTAACTCTTGCGAGACCTTCGCGCGCGGCATATCCACGAGGAGGCGATGGAAGAAAGCCACCGTGGTTTCCGCTTTACTGTGTCCAATGTTGGCGGATTGAATCCCCGCACCGCCCGAAGTCGCCAAGTCAATGACCAGGGCGGGTAAATCGTTCTTATGTATCATGCCTGGGGTATCATCCAAACCAAAGTTTGTTACTCCGGTCACTGACAACACGCCCAGGCGATCAATCGCCAGCTTCAGACTCATAACACGCCCCGTTTGTACCTATCCAGCACTCGGCGCACTGATGGTCGCATGGTTAGCACCTCCTCGCCCTGTACCGATTCATAGTAGAATTGTTGCGCGGTGAGTAAAATCGCCCGTTCTAAATCGTCCGCCACATCTGCGCTATAGCCCCAGTCTGCCGTTAACGTGATCGGCGTACTGTCGCCACCGTTCCAGAAGAACAAACCGCTGTCTGGATTGAGCGTTATCATATAGTGCGGGGCAGCCGTTGGATACAAGGTATAGTCCCCACTGGCGATGGTCGTCCCATCGCCATTAACCAGAGTTGTAACGGCTGTAAACTCGGCAAATGTATTCAGGCGGTCACGGCGCTTGCCCACATACGGCCATGCAATCGCGAACTCTTTCGCTGCACTGGCTGCCACAAACACGCGCCCGCAATACAACTCGATATCTTTTATCGCCGCCGCCAGTGCCGTTGTGAGGTTGGTATCATAGGTTGCGCCAGCGATACCCATAAACGTTTTTAATTCTGCCAGCACTGGGTAGGCCATTAGTCTTCGTTCCAATCCAGGGCGACGAACAGCACAATGTTCAAGTCCTTGCTAGTCGTGTCTGCGATGACATTCACGCCCACCGTCTGCCCTTTGGTAAAAGTAACTTCTGACGGCCAGACCTGATATTCCGCTGCGGAATTCACTGTCACCGTAACCGTTGTGTCTGCTGTACCATCAATCGTCACCTGCAAGGTAAAGTTGCTACCTGCCTCGCAACCCACCGCCATCGCCACAATACGACCGCCGACGGGCATCGCGGGCAAAGCCGCATCGCCTGCCGACCCAACATGAGGCACAGCGGTTGTCGCTGCTACTGCCGCCTCAAGTGCTGCAAAATGCAGCGGAATTACTGAAACTGGACTTACTAAACTCGGCCAGTGCATACCTTGTCCTTTCGTTAATTGCTCACGCACCTGGTTAGCCAGGCCGCAAGATTACCTAAATGGTTGAATTGTAACCGTAGGCCACATGTCCTTGTTGCATCACTTGCATATCCAGGCGAATTGTCATCAGAAGCGCCAGTGCTGCCGCGTCCACCGTTTGGATAATCTGCGATTCCAGCGCTCGCCGCAGTCCGATCAATATGCCGCCCCGATGCACGAGCAATTGATTTCCGGTCGTGTTGCCCGTCGAGGAATGGATATAACCGCTACTGTTGACTTTCTTCATGGCGGAGGTGACGATTAAAGGTCGTCCCGCCCACGCCCCGACTTGCCCAGTGAGCAAAACCGCTTTATCGCCGATCTTGTCCATTGTTTGTAAATCAGACAAGGCCGCGATCTTATAATAACTGCCTGGGTCTACCAGCATCGCTTGCTGCTGTACATCCGTGCCGATGATGCCGTCCGTTCCCATGAGTTGCGCCAACACTGCTGGGTCGCCAACTTCAATTGTGGCATTGGCCGCGCTGTCGTTGCCGCTATCGTCCACATGTGCCGAATGCCGCAAGCCGTCGAGAATCAGATAACGATGTGTACTCGGAATTGCAGCGCCGTAGTAGCTGATATTCGTTGCTCCGGTGGTTTCATCCGCGTTGACTAAAACATCGTCCACATTTTCCACAAAATCGTCCGTTACTTGTTTCGCCATGATATCGGCCAGCATGACTCCCGCATCTTCAAAGATAACCCGTGAAGCCAAACAGATAACGCCCATCTCGCCTGCGTTGAAGGTGATCTTACTGGTTGTCAGCTTACCCGCCGGGTAAATTGAATTGGCGAACGACATTGATGCTTGATCGGCTAACTCACTCACCTTTTCAGGCGTAGGGCTGGCCGTTACTGCCGGGTAATCAAAAGGATTACTAGGCATTTGGAAGGCACTAAACAGCCCGAACACCCGCGAGGCCAAGCGAAAATTGAACCACGCTACTGAAGACATTAGGGTAGGTACAAGTTCATCGCCCGCAGTCGCCAAAGTTGACTGCATTGCCTCGTCTGCGCGGAGATTGGGCAGATACTTGCGCCACGTATCTTGCGCAACACTGTCCACCGCGTTAAACGGCAAACTGCGAATGTTCGCCTCTGGATGCAGCAACCGGGCATCTTCCACCCGCCGCTCCTCTTTGTTCATACGCTCCATTTTATCAACGATGGCACGCATAAACGTTTCATCGGCCTGATAAAACTTATTTTGCACGTTGACGCTTTGTTTCCGCCGCATCTCGTGCAGGATGCACAGCCCGAACAATGACACATCGTCGTAAACCGAACGAACATGAATCTGCGGTTGATGTGGTTCTATTGGCCGTTGATTCGGTGCCAAACTGCGCATTGGCGGAGTCGCTTGCTGCGCCAAACGTGTCTGTATCTCGTCCGCAATTCGTATCACGTCCGCCTGTTGCAGTTCCGTCAACGGCTCGCGCACCGGGTCATCTATTACCGTTAACTCGTCTTCGTTTATTTCGTTCTCAATCTCAGTCGGCATTATCCACCGTCCTCTACTCACTTCTTCTTGTTTACCGTTGATTGACCGTATTTCTATGGCCGTTGTCCCTCTGGGTGAGGCCACTATTGTCTCGTGGCACACTGAGCCTTCAACTAGTGCCCACCGCTCCACATAACCATCTGCTCGTACCTGCACGGTATTTTGCCCAGGCCATGCCCCTGAAGACCAAGCCGCACGACCTGAGCCAGCTAATGCTAACGCAAAGTCACCCAATTCGGATTCGTCACATTCTGCTACCGCGTATAAACCCTCCTCTCGACTCTCAAACGAATCGTTGCGTAAATGCCCCGCACTCCCGACGCGGTTTGCGTCGAGATTATGCACCACAAATAATTCCTTACGGCGAAACATATCCAGCATTAAATCGCTGCTCTCGTCCCACCACGTCCCATATGCGTCAATCGTCCGAAACGGTATCAGTATCCCGCCGATCAAGCGCCGCCTCTCGTTGATCGTCCGCAAGTGGTAATTCCTCATTTTTCTTTTCCTCCGGGTATGCTCCTGCGTTAAATTCCATACTGCGAACTTCATCCACCGTGAAAATCTTCAACAGGCTGGTGATCTTGCGCTCCTCTTGTTCCCAGTCCGCATGTTCACGGCGCAGGTCATCAAACTGCACTGCCTGGGTATCCCAACCCGCCCAAAATTGCATCGCCATTGCGTTGAGCTTGCGCTCGGTGCGAATTAACCGCCGTTGCGCACTGGCATAATAGCGCCGTTCGGCAACTCGCGCATGTGCCTCGGTTGACGCATCGCTCAAATAACCTAAAGGCAAGTCCAACGCATCCATGATACTTTGCCGCGCCAACAATCTACCCTGCCGAAAATCCATCTCTCTATGTGCCAGACTATCCCCGTACCAGGCCGTTTTACCCGATTCGGCTCGAATCACTGCGGTACGCCGCTTTTCACCGTAACGCGCATTTAATTCACGTTCCAGGCGATCACGCTGTTTATCATCTACGTTTGGGTCAATAATAAACATGCCTGCGGGAATACTTACGCCGTCATCAAACAATTGTACATTCCATTCGGCCATCAGCCGATCGCCCTCTGAATCCAGTAGTACCGCCTCAATTGCTGGCATTCCGTAATAGGTATTAAAGGGATTCGGGCGCTTAAAATGCGTGACTTCTTCTACTGACATCGGAAACACGCCGCCGTTTACCCGATACTCGTATCCTTCCACCGTCCGCGACCGTCCAGGGATAACGCGCACCCGCGACGGATTCAGATTAAATACTTGCTCTGGTGCGCCCCCATACGACGCAACCCAGTACCAAAATGAATTGCCGCTCAGATCAAAGAAGGTTAGGTGCTCCTCCCAAAACTCCAAGTTATCTTGCTGATCGTTGGGTATCCCGTAGACACCCAACAGGCGGAGAATCTCGTGCTTGTCGTTCATCTGAGATAAATCGCTCTGTTCCACCACTCGCAACCGCGCGACTGCTGCCACCTCGGCCAACCGGGCAACGCCTGTATACACCCA